AGAAGCAGATAGTCCTTCTGGTAGATCAAGCAGGTACGGACGTTAGAAACTACCGGGAGGAGTTCAGTCTCGATAATCTTGTAGCCCATGAAGTCGGTGATGCGACCGTTAACCAACGCCTGTACCGAATTGTACAGCGAGTTGTTAACCTGGTCCACATTCGTCAACATGTTGTTCATCTGTTTTGCAGACAGAACAAGAACGCGCCCATCGGGGATAACGTCGTAACGATCCTGATAGTACGAGGCCAGAATGAGCTTTGCCAGCGTCATGCCGGTGTTAGCGCCGCCGCCCTGATTTACCGCAATCTGATTGGCGGCAAGAAAAGTGGTGGCGGTGGTGCCCTGCGCTCCGGTGTAGTTAGTGCCTAGCGCGGCGTTAAGGAGGATTTGGTCACGGAGACGGGCAGCGGCAATGGCGTGATTTTTGACAATCGTACTTTTCGGCGAACCGAGGGAGCCGAGAGCAATGGGATCGTGCTCGTCAATGACGGTAGCAATGTCATAGGGACGCGGGCGAACCCAGCGATCAGCCATAGGCAGATCAGTCCATTCGGTTTTCTGCACTCGCGCCGTTTTCTGGCGGAAGGCATAGGTCGAAGAGCCGGACTGCGGATACCGTTTCTGGTTGCCCGAGATGGTGTCGCTTTCGTAAAGGTCAGCAAGGCGATGGTCCTTTTGCTGAGCCTGGATTTCCCAGAAGTGATCCGAGAATGCTGTCTCGTATTGAGACGGAAAATTTGGAATAGGCATTGAAGTAAGAATAACAAACGTGACTGTTCAGCGTTCGAGACTCCGGGTGTCCGCTAAGCGGATCGGCACTCAGAACAATAATTCTGAGGGGGCTACCGGATCGGCTTGCGCCGGGTGTCCTAACCTACCTCGGGAGCGATTTTCACCACAGCTTGACAGTAATGTAAAGAAAATTGCGCGAATTAGCGGTTGACACGCGAGAAAAGATGGTGCTGATTCGCGAACGTCAGAAGCGTCTAGCGGCGCATAGGAAACTTTTCATAGGAATGCTCCGGTGCCCGCTAGCCCGGAGTTTTTCTTTGCCCAAGTCGGAACGACTAGAAGAAACGAACGGAGCCTAAACAGCCCGGTGACAGATTATGGAATAATGAAGGCTCTAGCCGCTGGTTGCCAATGGCTAGCAGCGGGCAACATCTGGACCCACAATCTTTACGGCTGACGAAGCGAAAGCAGAAACACGCTAAGGCGTGTCCCGTGGATTGTCCCCTGTGGGTGAATAAATGGACATCCCTGCTAGCCCCGGCGACTAGAGCCTTCATGAAACGGTGCCTAGACCGCCTCGCGGCAAGGTCGATGGCATTGGTGAGACATTACGAACTGTTTTGGACCCATGGCGAAAGCCTGATAGTCTGACCCGGACGTAAACGGGTGATAGAAAGGGGCGACGGTGAAACTCCGTAACGGCTTTAAACGCCGTCCCATCACCGAACTAAGTGTAATGTCTCTACAATGCTATCACCCACCATCTAGGCTTAATATTACTTTGCGTGATGCCGTTGTTGAGCGGCGATGTGGAAAGCAGACACATGACCAGACGATTTCGCAGTGCCCCTACCGTACTAGATGCCTCGGCTGAAAAACGCGTAGGTAGCCGGTTTAGCGCCAGGCCCGCTCAACAACGCTATCACCAGTGAGCCGGAGCACGAGGGAAGAATGAAGTTACCACCCGACGACATGCTCCAATACTGGAAACCTCATCTCTCTTTGAACGGAGTTGATTCAACCGTAGCTCACCCTTGGATGGGTGAGCTATGACCGTATTCCTACATCTTTGCCCGGAATTGACCAACAAAAAGCCTGCACCGGTTAAGATGCAGGCAGACCCATAATACCCCTATTATGATCCAACCCAAATTAGCGGACCCGGCGGGCGTTGATACAGCCCCATGCGGCGGCTGTTCCAGCGGTGAATGTAGCCGATGCGACGAGGTAAATCGTGGTGGTGGTAGCGATGCTCACGCGCTTACGCTGTAGAGCGCGGCCTACAATGGCTGTCGTGGTGGTCATCTGCACGCCAATCGGAGCTTCTGAGCCATCAGTCGGCAACGTCGCAGTAGTTGCGCTTATGCCTCCAGAGCTGGCCGTGGTGGTAGCCGATCCGAAGTTGATATTCAGCCCGGCTTCAACATCCCAGTCGCCAGCGGTCAGCGAAATGCTGCCGACGTTGGCCGGGGTGGCAGTAGTGAGCGAGACAGCTGCGCCAGTCGCGACGAGCGTTTGAACGAACTCCCCGACTTGGCCAGCGGCGGCAGAATCATTGGTCGCAGTACCGGCAATCGCGCCAGCAACGCGGGTGCGGGCGACTTCGCGCCAGTTCGTGCCGTCGCTGATGAAATCGACTATGATCTTCTTGCCGGTTCCTGGATTGACGGTGCCGGTGTTTACGAAATGGCCGGTAGTAGCGGTAAACGTGTACGTGACGCCGCCAGTATCGGCGAGAATCAGCCTTAGGCATTGGCCGTGCTTGCCCGCGCCAGCCGCAGAAACGGTGCAGGTTGCCGAGGTCGAGTTGACGCCGAGAATTTCCTGAACGATGCCAAGGTCAGGATTGATCGTAACGGTGGCGGCATAGGTCGGCTGAATGGTCGGAGCGCCGTTGCTGCCGGTGATTTGAGAGAGGCCATCGCAACGATTGCTAAGACCAAAGACGGTAGTTTGTGCCATGATGTGTGAGCTTTGAGGTTAAATGAACAGAGCCGGATTGAGGTCCGGCTCTGGATTTGTCAATACGTAAGTTGGCTTACGTAGGGGTAACTTATGAAATTACACCCACAATATCTCGCTCGCGGCAGTTCCAAGTTTCGACGCCATCAATGACTTGCTTGCTTGTATCTTTCCATTCAGTCACGAGGATTTCAGTTCCGACTTTCGCAAGCTCGACTTTAGGCCCAGCCGCCACAACCCGCGCCTTAACGAAGCGCTGATTCTTTTCCATCCTGGTCGTGTCGGTCACGTAGATGCCGCCGATCTTGTCTTGAAGTTCAATGGGCGTGAAGAAAATCACGTCGCGGAGAGGCTTAATCATGTGAAACCTTTCTTATTTTCAACCATTTTGGATGCGTTTCAAATCCCCGTTTCGCCATTGCCTCAATTAAAAATCTATAAACAGCGATTTCGCAACTCTGGTTGAATTCTTTACGTTCTTTCTTGGTATCTCGACCATGTAACCCAACAACATCGACATCTCCCCATGGTGTCATTGCTACACATTTATACTGCCAGCATGGATCAGCAAATGAATTTCGTGTTTTCTTATATGTTATTGATAGATTAGGTTTTAACTTGTTTATTTTCATCGTGCACCTCCAGCCTTAGCCTTAAGCGCACGCGCCTCTGATTCCCAGCCCTGCACCTTAGCCAAAACGCCCTTATTACCGGCGTAGTATTCGGCGTAGAGCGGGTTCGCCTTGTTGGTCCGCACGTCATGCGCTAGCGCAGCAGGGTCGGCGCTACCGGCAAGGTTCTTGCCTTCGCCCGTCACGAGCTTAGGCTCTCCGATCATCTGGGCGACTTTGGCAAAAGCGTAGATAGTCTTTGCGCTCTTAAACTCCGGGTCTGCCTCGGGATCAATGCCGAGCTGGCGGGCCGTCCGCGCCGCAAGGTCGAATCCCTTTTCAGCCGACAGCCCATCTTTGACGAACATCGCAGCAGCCGCCTTGTTCTGATCGGCGAAGAATGCCTTTTCGGCCTCGGCCTGCTGTGCCTGCTGCCCTTGAGTCGTCTGCATATTGTGCGCGACAAGTGCCTTCACCATTTCGGGCGGGGCGTTGAACTTGTGCATGATGTCGAGCGCGCCGTTGACGTACCCATCGTTCCACATCTCTGGCGGCACATTCTCGGGCCGCGTAATGCCGTAATCCGAGGCTTTCTCTGGAACGCCGTTAATCTGACGCATCAGCTCGTTGCGGGCCTTTACGGCGTCCGCAGGGGCATCAGCGGGCAATGGGGCAAGCCCTTTCTTTCCAGCCATCAGATTCAGCGTGGAAATCTTGCGCATCACGTCCTCGATGTTGCGGGCGTTGGCCAGCGAAGGGGCGATATGCTTGATGTCGTCGGGTAGGCGCTCGAGCGCCTTGTTGTTTACCGAGCCATCAGCTTGCAGCCAGTCCTTATGCCAGGGCTCGGCAGCGCCGCTCGCTTGTGTCGTGGCCGAAGTTGGCGCAGCTGTCGAAGTAAAAGCCGCCGCAGATGCCGAACTCGTAGAGATACCCGTTTGGGTTGTAGCGTCGGCAGTGCCTACGGCGGTAGTGGAAGAAGTTGTCTCACTCATGGCGTATATTATTCGTCTTGGGTTTCAGGTGCGTACTCGTTGGTGGCGTCGCTTCCGTCAGCGTAGCCAACAACTTCCTCTTTGGTGAACGTCAGGTGCGTACCGCGCAAGGCCAACATGCCGTCCTCCTTCTCGTAAAACTGCTCGGTGTATTCGCGCAGGCCGGTGACGGGGTTCTCCACCTGAAGCATGTTCTTGCGCTTGCCGTGAACGCGGATCGGTTCGCCGCCCTCGTCGAGCTGCACGCCGTAGCGTACATACGCCTCTTGTGGACGCCAGCGAAACCACCATTCAACAACGGGCTTTGACTTGTCGCCGAGCATCTTCGTCGGCTTTGGGCAGGGCGGCTCTTTCGGTGAAATCTTGTCTTCAGCACGACCTTTGACGGTCATGCGCTTTATGGGATCGCCCGTGGCGGTCTTTCCATCATCGGTGAATTCCACGAGGTTGACGACTTTGGCCGCGAACTTTTCACGCGCCTCTTCTGTCTCGTAGGTGAGAACACCATCTTCTTCGTCGTACTGAGCCAGCTTTACAGGCTGACCCTTGACCCAGCGTACAATCGAACCATCTTCCAATCGTTCGAACTTCGGTTGCTTACCCTCTGCATTTTCGGCAGACATATTATGTTATTTTTTGACTATCCGTTTGGTTTTATTATCGGGCTCTTTCATCGCGTTCGCGATGCGCCGCTCGATAATGAGAAATTGGGACCGCGCGCCGTCTAAATGCGCTGCTACGTATGGGTTGAACTCGATGTTGCGTGAACCGCCAAACATTAGGTTGTCTTTTCCGCTGCACTCCTTCAAATGCTCAAGCACTAGCTCTTGGTCGGAGCTGCGCCGCTTCGGATCGCCGAAAACGTTAAGGAACGCCTTGTTTAGACGCTTGGTTTTGCCGATAGACTCAGCAACAACCGGATTCTCTGGCTGCTCACTCATGGTGCACCGATCACCGCACTACTTTACAGTAATGTCAATCTCATGCTGCGCTCATTGCCGCTTGACGCATCTCGGGCGGCATACCGCCGACGTTCTTTGCGGCCTTCGACGCGGTTTCGGCATCGGCCAGCGCTTGCTGCTGTGCCTGCTGTTGGGCGCGCTGTGAGCGGATTTCATTGATCTGCTTGATTGGACGCAAAAAGTCGGGGGGCACGCCGTTATTGCGGGCGTACTCGCGGGCGGCTTTGTCCAAGTCGAAATTGTCGAAGATGTCAGGCCGCGCCGTCGCCAGCCCTTCAAGACCGGCCAGCGTATTATTGATGCCAGCATTTTGCAGCGCCTTGAGCGCAAGGCTGATTCGGCTCGTGATTGCTATCTCTGGCAGAGCCAGCCGCGAGACATCGCGCGTACCCGGCACAGGCACCATGAGCGACTGCGGAGCCGGACCAAACTTGCCCGCCCGATACAGAATGCCAAACACGCGGCGAAGGAGCGGATTCAGAAACTCGCTCACACGGCGGTAAAAGATAGGCGTGAACTGCTCTAGTTTCTCACCTACGCGCTGCGCGATCTCGTAAGCCGTCATGCGCTTGTCGGCCAGTTGCTCTAGCATCGTAAACATGTTCACGTAAAAATGCTTGTTGATCGCGTCTTTCAGCTCTTCCAAGTCGTCTTGCAAGCCCTTCGACTGGCCAGCCGTCATCCACTCACGCGGTACAGCGCCGCGCACCATGTCGTCAGCGTTGACCGTCGTCCTACCGCCAGGGCGCAAATCTGTGTCGCCTTCCATGGTGTCGGGCTCGATAAAACGGGGATACGCCTGCAATTCGTGCAACGCATGGCCGTACTGTTTTACGTAGTTTGCCTGACGGGCATCCGCCAATGCATCGAAGGCAGGCGAGTATCCCCAAACCGAGTCAGTGCCCCAGCCATCAAAGCGCGTAACGAACATTGGCATTTCATCGTATCCGCCGACCTCTACGCAGTTTTTGGCGTCGCGCTCGATGTAGACGCTGGCAATCGGCTTGTTGGCACCATCCTTGCGGCCTGGCAAACGCTTACTGTCCTCGCGCGGGAAAATGGCGTGGATAAATTTGTGCTTCTTAGACGGGTCGGTGTTCTTCTTGAGTTCGTCCTGCATCTTCTTGCTCAGCGCCTCTTCGCCGAACCACTGCGCAGCCTGTCGCGCGGTCAGGTCGAATTCACGAAGTAACTTATCAACAATGCCCTCGTCATTCTCTTCAATGGTGCAATGCCACGGCTTGAACTGGCGAAAGTTGAGCGTGGTGGTTTTGCCCTCATCGCAAAACAGCATCCCAGTTCCGACCGTGCCGCACTGCAAATAGTCGATTGAAACCATTGCGTAGAAATTCGACTTGGCTAGCTCGCGCATCGTTACGTCCGTCGCATTGGATAGCCACTGCGCAGCCTCGTCCTTATCGTCTTCCTTTCCCACCGCAGACAATTCCTCGGGCGGCTCGAATGCTGCCCACGGTTCGTTTGCAGGCGTCAGCCAATTGAGTTGACCGGCGCGCAATGTCTTGGCCGCTAGTACCGCCGTCGTGTCGTAAAGTTTGTCCGCCCATCCCGTCGTGCCTTCCATCTTCT